TGCTCTTCGATCTGCACGTGGGGGAAGAGGCGAAGGGTTTGCTTGATTGATTCTGGAACGCTGGCCCCGGTGTAGAAGCGCAGGGTATATCCCTTGAAGTGCCTGGTGGCCAGAATTGCGTTCTTGATCGCACCGATCGTGTATCGCTCTTGGCTGCCGTATAAGGAGTACGCGATGAGCTGCTTCATGGCCTTAGTTTGCGCTTGAGCAATTCGTAGGCTTCGCTCTGAATGTAATTCTGGTAAGCAAGGCCGTCGAATGCGTATATCTCGGTCGCGTTTACTTCTTTGTATCCCTCATCCCATTCGGCTTTGCCTGCAACCGGATGCATGTGTTCAACGATAACGTGATCGAGATAAGTCAGCGCTCCTAAATCCTGGCCTAGTTTCTTCCAGAAGTTATCAAGGTATAAATGCTTCATCTTTGGCGGAACCATGCCGTTAAGAGCTGCAACAATGTCCGAGGTCATCGTGATCATGGTTGGAAGTCGTTCCCCCTGTAGCAAGTCGTTGCTGTAGGCCATTGACGGCCGCCGTTGCATTGCCTGGATAAGAATGCCATCCCACCCGACTGTGCGTGGGCGGTGGTCATCGCCTAAGAAGGCAAAGTATTGGTATTTGTTTTCTTTGACGATTGCGTTTGCTGCCTTGTTAATCGGGTAGGCCATGCCCCGGGTTTCGTTCTCAATCGTCATGCATTTGTGAGCGCCGACTTCAAATTCGTACTGGTCGTGCTCCGGGTCGTTTGCATCAATGATGAAGAGGATGTCTGAATGTGTAGAAAGTTTCTCATGCTCTGCAAGCAATTCGACCGCGTTGCTCGGGCGTCCTCTGGTTGGAACGAGGATAATCATTTCCTTCATTTGCTTGTCGCAATCTCGCCGGCGATCGCTGCGTATGCCGCTAAATCCACGAAGGAGTCTTCTGTCTCTGTTTCCATCAATCGTGCGACTTTAACGAGCGCCATGCAGATTGCCACTTGCTGTGGGGTTATCTGTTGCTCCAGGTATGTCGTCCATAAATCTGCAATTCTGCAATGGTTGACGGTTGGATCGCCGTATGTCTTCTGGCGATCTTTGGCTGTGAGTCGAGCTGCTTCTTGAAGAATTTCCCCCCGATTCATCGACTACTTTGCTCCGAGTCCGAATTCGGTTGCTTTGCTATCTAGCGCCTTAAGGACTGGCCCTGCGATCGCTGCTAAGCCTGCCACCAAGTAATTCTTGGCTGGCTGGTTTGGATCTGCTAAATAAAGAGCTACTGCCGCAGCTGCTGCTGCTCGTAGATATGTCTTGATAATCGCTTCGAGTGCTGCCTTGTTCATTCTGTCTCCTTGTAGGTTGGTTTCCCAAAGCCGACAATGGCTACGGCCAATGATGGCTTGAGTTTGCCCCGGTTCTTGTTCTGGTACGCCCTGATCTTACGGCACACTTCGCCGCCATTGCGTTGATCGCCCTTCTTATCCGGGCTGGTGTTGCCTTCAATCGTGGTGACGGTTCCGTCGCCGTTATCCTTGATCACAATCCCGACGTGACTGATCCGGTCGAGCGCGTCGCCTGGGAAATCAAAGAAGACGATATCCCCCGGCTCTGGCGTTGCCGTAGCTGCGTCTTGCCATTTGTTCTTGTCCATAAAGGCGACCGCCCCTGCCGGGGTGTAGACGCAGTTTGGAATTCGTACGCCGGCCTGTTTTGCCACCCAGTTAACGAAGGCGCCGCACCATGCGACGTTTGCCTTCTGGTATTTCGTCTGATTATCGGCTGGCCCTTCGATGTATCCGAGCTCGGCTTGAGCGATCTGGATCATCTTGTCTCTTTGATTCATTTCCTGCCCCCTCTTGTTTTGTTGTTTTCTAATAGCAGGCTGTATATCTCGTCGACTCTGGTTTCAACCCTGGTCATTCGATCGTTCATTGAGCTGCCGCCGTTTGGCTTTAATTCTGCCAAATAGTGCTTTACGAGCCATCTGGTTATCGCGGCAAATGCGCCGGCAATCGTAAGGATCGAAACCGTCAGAGCTGCGTAATCCTGGGCTGTCATTTGCCGATCGCCATCACTTGCATGGTGACGGATCCTGAGCTGGTGATTGCCCAGATGCCGTTTGCTTTGTTATCGATCGTGATCTTGTCGCCGTTATCCATCTTGTATCCGGTGCTTGAGGTTACATCTGAATTGCCCACAAAGCATGTGCCGCTTGAGCTGTGAAGATAGACCGTCTCTGCTTCTTGGGTCGCGTCAACGAGAGCCGTTGCTGCTGTGGTTACGGTGACTTGCCGGGTGGAAATGCCCATGATGGCTCCTTGATCGGTGGGGGATGTTTAGCCTAGAAGAGCTGCAATTTCATCGGCGTTCAGGCCAAGTGCTGCAAGTTTGCCCTCGGCGCTTGCTTTGGCTGCTGCCTTTGCTGTTGCCTCTGCTTCTTCTTGCGCCTTAGCAACGGCAAATGCCTGGGCATCTGCCTGTCGCTGTGCTACTTCTTCTGCTGTCAATTCGATCTCTGAGACTTCCCCAGTAGAGCAATCAACTACGATCTTTGTGTCTGCCATGTTGTCTCCTTATGATTTGTTAATGCCGTAAAGCGTTGCTGTTGAGTATTGGTTAAATGATGTACCTGTTGTAGGCAACAAAGTAATTGAGGTAATTGCTGCGGTGTTTGACCATAGCCCTGCCACTAAATCCAATAATCCATCAGTTGCATTAGTTTCTCCAGCACCATCGGCAAAAAATGACTTATTTGCAGATCCAGCGTAATTAGGTATGTACAAAATAGAATTACCAAAAGTGTTGGCTGTCGCTGTGTTGCCACTAGCTGAACCAGCAAAGGTAGTTCCAGTGTAAGAATTTACAGTTGAGCCGTAACCTTCTAGATAACGATTGCTAAAACTAGAAGATGATCCATTAAAATTAACTGAAATACCATCAACTTGAAACGCTCTATTAGTTCTTGCCGAAGTTAGAACACATAAATCTGTAAAGGTACTAGGGATAGAAGTAAAGTCAATAGTTGCAGCACCACCACTTCCAACCGTTACAGATGCAATCTTAGTAAATGTTGTAGCCATTATGCCGCCTTAATTCCATAGAGAGTAAAGGTAGAGCCTGAAATAAAAGTGTTGGTTGAAATAGCATCAATGCGGTTTATTGCAGAGGTATTTCTCCATGTAGTCACATACGCTAGAACATAACTGCCATTTTGTGTGCGTGACAATGCTGTTTTGTAGGTTGTAGCATTAGAATAATTCATTACTTGAGCGATAGTTGTGCAGTTAGCGGTTCCAGTATTTCCAACAAAAGATTGTGTATCGCTTGCTGTTCCAATACTTGCAGCACTAGATCCGTCACCATAAACCATCGTATAAGAATAAGATCCTGTGCTGTCGCTGTTGTATCTTAAACCAAAGTTTTGATTGTTGGTTGTAGATGCTCCATTAAATACTAATATTAAATCAGTGTAAGTTGAAGGAATTGAACTAAAAGTTATAGTTGATGTTGCCGAACCTACTGTAGTAGTAGCGATTGGCTCGTATGTTGATGGCATAATTACCCCTTAATTCCGTATAGGGCAAACTGCGATGCACTAGTAAAGTTGGCTGTGTTTGCAGTAATCGTAACGCTGTTGATTGCAGCTGTACTCTGCCACAAGCCGCTGCTTAAAAACATGACACCTGACCCGTTGCTGTCCTGACCGCCTAAAGCCCTAAGAGTTTTATACTTATTGGTATTGGCATAATCTAAAATGTCCACAACATGAGCTGCATAAACACTTGCGGCAGTAGATGTAACAAGAGATCCATACAAGTTAATTTTTGTCTGTGTAGTATCTGCGCCAGCCAAAGCAGATGCGCCATCTCCGTAAAGATAGTGATTGGCATAATTAGACCCTGTATCACCATTAAAGTTTACAAAGTTGTAAGAACCTGAACCGCTGCTTTTATTTATCCAGCGAAGTTGCAGATGTTGATAAGTGCTTGGGATGCTGCTAAAAGTTATCACACCGCTAGAGCCTGTGCCATTGGCAGTAGCGATAGACTCGTAAGAGTTAGTCGATCGCGGATAATTGGCACTAGCGAAAATGCCTAGAATTGGACTCATTAGCTCAGGTCGCCCACGATGGTAAATACATTAGATGCGGTACAAATAATCGTGGCTGCTGAGTAACGCGCTCGAAGGATCGGTGCGGTTGCTGTCGCTCCTGTTGAAGTGATCGTAACGCCTGCACCTTGCGCAAAAGATGTTAGTCCTACGCCGATGCTTTGAACATTGATCTGTTCACCAGCTGCAAAGACAGAAGGCGGAACCGTAAGCGTAACGGCAGAGGCATTTGATGTCGTGACAAGTTTGCCTGAATCTGCTGCTACAAGTGTGTAAGTTGTTCCAGTTTGTGCGTTGAAGGCTAGATTTATAAGCGGCGCGGTCAGAGTCTTATTTGTCAAAGTCTGAGCTGTTGTTTTGTCCACAGTTGTTGCTGTGTCAATAGAAAGCGTGACGGTTCCTGAACTTCCACCGCCTGATAATCCTGTGCCGGCTGTAACTCCTTCGATGTCTCCTGATGCCGGTGTTGCGAACTGTAAGAAGATCGCCGCGCTTGCGCTCGTAAAGCGAAGAACGCCGCCCTGATTTTGAGCAAGAACAAGCGATCCTGAAGTCGTAACTGTTGCCGTTCCTGCTGTAATCGTGCAGGCGCCTGCTCCAATATTGATGATCGTGACAATGTCGCCGGCAGCAAACAATCCGGTGTTTACTGTGATCGTGGTTGCTCCTGCATTGCTCATTGTGATTGCATCACCTGCATCGGCTGCAACAAGCACATAAGAAGCAACCTTTGCACTCGCAGCTCCACCTAACATCGCAGTCTGTTGCAGCGTTGTCATTTGGGCTGCGGTCAAAACTTGACCTGTTGTGAATGTCTGTTTTGCCATTGTTGCTCCTTAATCAGTAGGAAAGCACAGAGTTTGCGCCATCCAATATTCCTTGAGTTGTCGAGTCTAAGATGAACGCTTGAATTATAGGCTCTGCTGTGAACAATCTGGTCGTCCATGTGTTGGTCGTTATGTCCTGTTGCACTCCTTGTACGAATAACTCAAGCGTAACAGAAGTGCTGCCCGGGGTCGTCTTTGTAATGTTGACCAAATCGAAGATGTCTAAACTTAGCCCTGCCACGATCCTGGCAGTTTCGGTGTCGTCTGCAAGGTTTAGCCCGATGGAATCGATTCGGAAGATTGCATCTTTGCGCGATTGAAGAATCATCGCTGCCTGATCTAAAGATTCGGCATCTGTTTGAATCAGCAGGCCTTCGCGCTTTCCGGAATGGATGAAGTAGGTTTCGATGCTGCTGGTGTCCTGAACCGTTTGAGCTGTGCCGCCCACCCGGTTGACGGTCACATCGTTAAAGATCAGGGTGTCGTCATAGGCAAAATCGATCGCCTGGTAAGAGATTCCGGTTCCGCCGTCTGAGAAATCTGTTGCTGTCTGATCTGCCTTTTGTGCCACGGTATTGCGTGAAAGGAATGTGGCATTGCCTTCAGGGTCAATGTAAAAGCCACCGAACTCGCTGTTTTCTATTGTTTGAAGTGCGTTCAATAGGTCGCGCTCGGTTCCTGGATCTGCCTGGACGGTGCTGTCTCCTGTGTCGATCGCACGCTGAGAAAGTGGAAAGGCTGCAACGTCGAGCAGGTTTTCCATCCGCGCCCCTGTTGTCTGCCCTGCTGAAGTGCCTGCAACGGTTGAAATTGACACGTTAGAAAATAAGCGGAAGGCGTCCACGCATTGCAGGGTGACGGTAGAAAGGTCGTTGAATCCAACGCTGAAGTTTGTGTCGTAGCTCGTAATGTAGCCAGAATAAAGGTAATAGCGGACTGAATTGTAATCTGCCCATATTCTAATTTTGCGAAGTGGTAGAAGTTTTCCGTAATAAGGAGATGCTGGATTGGAAGGTACCCAGTCGCCGTTCTGATCTTCAAGAACGATCGTTGCGCTTCCTGCTTCGAATTTGTTGAGGATTCTGTTTCTTCCTCTGCGAATTGAAGCTCGAAGCGTGATGTTAGAAACGTCGACAACGTCTGAAGGCGTATCTGCCAGGATGCCTGTGCCTAATGGCGTTGATGCGTCTCCAAGAATAAGCGGATTGCCAAAGGCCGGGCCGTTGGCAAAATCTACCGCAACGCCGAGCGTTGGCATTGTCATTAGATTGCCACCGCTGATTTCAGAATTGCCTGGCCGTTATTTTGTCCTTGAAGCAATCCGTTGCGAATGGATGTAACCAGATCGTTTTCGGATGTGACGCTTCCTTGAACTGTCATGTTGATTGTGACTCCAGCTGGTAATTGTGAACCTGTTCCGGATGTTCCTAATCCGACACTTGATGCTCCTGAAATTGTTGGAGTTGAGAAAGTTGTTTGCGCTCCGACGAAAGGTTTGTATCCGCCTAGCACTGCCTTCTCTTCTGTGGTCAAGGTTCCGAATGCGCTTGCTGCCGATCCGGTGAAGGATTCTATTTTCTTAGCGACGGCTGTGATCTGTGCTGGTGTCGGCCCTGGTGTCGGCCCTGGTGTCGGCGCGGTAGGGACTGTCGGTGCTGTCGGCGCAAGTTTGACTCCAACGGCTGCAAGATAGGCGTTTAGAGCTGCGAGCGCATCGCGCCAAGACTTTGCTGCCTGGTTGCCGGGTGTAGGCCAGATGTCAGATGGAGTTACGCCGTCTGCGATCTTCTTTGCGTAATCTGAAACTTCTTTGCTGGTCAGTTTCCATTTTTCCATTAAAGCGTTTACTTCAGATTGATCTAACTTTCCATCATTAATATATTTGAAGAAGTCTAGGTACATCTCTGCTTGCTGCTTTGTTACTCCCCATTGCTTTGCAAGCA